GGCTCGCCGCCTTGGGCTCGCAAGTAGCCTAGCAACAGGCAAAAAAACCCCGGCCTTCGCGGGAGGGCCGGGGCAGGAAGCAACAACAAGGGGAGGATGCAGATATGAAGCTGCCCGAAAATCTTAGCACTATCGAGAGCATTGACAAACATCATGCAGACAAAAAAGAGCCGCCCCGGGCGCATCTGGGCGCTAGCATTCTTGGTCACGACTGCGACCGCTACCTCTGGTTGCAGTTCCGCTGGGCCGTCATTGAGCAGTTCCCCGGCCGAGTGCGCCGGCTGTTCCGGCGAGGCAATGCCGAGGAGTCAACAATTGTTGATGACCTACGGGCGGTCGGCGTGGACATCAGAGCAACAGGCGATGCGCAGGCACGAATAAATTTCGGCAGCCACATCGGCGGCAGCGTTGACGGCATCATCGAGAGCGGCCTGCCGGAGTCTCCGCGCAAGCGCCACATCGCAGAGTTCAAAACGCACAGCAAGAAGTCGTTTGACGACCTTGAGCGCCACGGCGTGGAGAAGTCCAAGCCTATGCACTGGGCGCAGATGCAGCTCTACATGCTGGGCACTAAGATCGACCGGGCGGTTTACATCGCCGTCTGCAAAGACGATGACCGCCTGTGGGTCGAGCGTGTCCGATACGACCAGAAGGCCGCTGAGGCGCTGCTGGCGCGCGGCAAGCGCATCACGCTGTCCGACCGCATGCCTGAGCCAATCAGCACCGACCCGAGCTGGTACAAATGTAAATTTTGCCCGGCGCATGACCAGTGCTTCGGCAGCAAGCTGACCAAGGAGGTTAACTGCCGCACCTGTGCGCACAGCACGGCGCGGGAGGACGGCACTTGGTTTTGCGAGCGCTGGGACGATGCGATCCCCGAGGAGGCTCAGCGAACTGGTTGCGACAGCCATGTGCTGCACCCTGACCTTGTCCCGTGGCCAATTGCCAACCCCTCGACGAGCTGGGAGGGCAGCTACCTCATCGACGGCAAGCCGGTTCGCACTGGCGAGGCTGATGCGTTCACTTTCAGCAGTCACGAGTTAATTGCGAATCCTACAGCTTGCGCATGGGGCGATGACAACATCACCGCTATGCGCCAGATGTTCGGCGCGAGGATCGAGGGATGACCAGAGACGAATATCTGCAATGCCCAAAACTCTACTGCAAGCGCGGCGCTGACCTTCCCCAGACCAAGCTGTCTTCGGCGGCGGTGCGCGACATTCGCGCATGCGCCGAAAAGGCCAAGCGCCTGCGCCAGCGCATCACCGAGCGATATTCGCGCGCAGCGCTTGCCCGGAAGTGGGGCGTCCACGAGGGCACGATTGACAAGATCTTGAGCTATCAGACGAGGATAGATGTGTTATGACGGCGCAACTTCGCGACTACCAGCAGCGCGCAATCGACGAGCTTTATGACTGGCTGGGCAACAATGTCGGCAACCCCTGCCTAGTGCTGCCGACCGGCGCCGGCAAGAGCCACGTTGTGGCTGCGCTGTGCCGGGACGTTTTGCAGGAATGGCCCGAGACCAGAGTTTTGATGTTGACGCATGTTAAAGAGCTGATCGAACAGAATGCGGCAAAAATGCTAGAGCACTGGCCAGACGCTCCGCTCGGCATTTACTCGGCTTCGGTCGGATCTAAAAAAATCGACAGCATCACGTTCGCCGGCATCCAGTCAGCCCACAAAAGGGTTGGTCTCATCGGGCACGTTGACCTCGTCATCATTGACGAGTGCCACCTTGTTTCGCACAAACAGGAGGGGACGTATTGCGCGATGATCAACGGGCTCAAAAAAATCAACCCCAAGCTTTGCGTTGTCGGCCTGACGGCAACGCCGTATCGACTGGGCCACGGACTGATCACCGAAGGCGATGCGCTGTTTGATGCGCTCATCGAGCCGGTTTCGATTGAGGAGCTTGTCAGCCGTAAATTTTTAGCGCCCCTGCGCAGCAAGGTCACCGAGTCTCGGCTTGACGTTACTGGCGTTGCTAAAAGAGGCGGCGAGTTTATCGAGGCCGAATTGCAACGCGCTGTAAACAAGCCAGACAAGACCGCTGCGGTCGTGGATGAGGTGATCCGCCTCGCGGGAGACCGCAAGGCTTGGTTATTTTTTTGCGCTGGCGTAGAGCACGCAGAGAGCGTTCGCGACGCCCTGATAGACCGAGGCGTTTTGGCCAAGAGCATTTTTGGCCATACCCCTACCGCTGAGCGCGAGCAAATCATCGCCGACTTCAGGTCAGGGAAAATCAAGGC